ATTAGCGCATTCACAGTCTTGCAATATATAAATTATGTAAACAATAGACCGATTGGCAGGGTTAAATATGCGCTAAACTAATTCCGCCAACAGGTAAATTCTAAGTTTATGCAACAATCAATTCGTTACAAAGGCCTCAGCCTTACACCTGATGAACTGGCTGTAGAAAACGGTGCGCTATCACTTTGCGGCAATCTAGAGCTGCATGATGGCGCACTGCGCCCTGCCATCATCGCAGGTACACTTATTCCAAAAGCATTGCTCGTAGGTAACACAAAAAGTATCGCTAAGCTTCTTTATATACACGAAACTGGCAATTACAAGCACTTTATCGCTATCCAGTCCGATACCAACACCGCATCCCTACATTGGTTCGATAAAGATGGCACCTATATGAATATCCTACATACCTTTAATGCAGATGTATCTATCAGATCCATCAATTCTGTCGGCAACACTCTTGTCATCTGTGCCTCCGATGGCATTCATTATGCTATCTTCCACTTAGATACAGACAACGGTTCCTATCTGTATCTAGGACAGAAGCCCCCATTTCTCGAACTAGGTTTTGCTATCGACACCGAAAATCATACTGAGAACTACGATCTAGGAGGCATTGACAGCAAAAGTAGCAACAATGGATTCAGAGATAGTTTCCAGCAGACCAGCCTCTCCTGTGCAGAAGCATTCAGCGTTGTAGCCAACGATAGTTTCAGCTTGGGAGAAATCTGTGCCAGTATCAAAGAAGAAAAGCAGTCCGATATTACCCAGAGTATCTATGCGCTCGTCAATCGTACCAACAACACAATCGCCAGAAATGGCCGTTTCTATGCCAATTTCTTTGTACGTTATTGCTATCGCATGTTCGACAACTCTATGATTATGCACTCCTCCCCGGTCTTCATACCTGTTCAGGTGCCCGACTCCTATGCAGTAGCAAGCGCAAATCTCACATTCAATACTTCTGATGTCGTGGGAGATACTTTCAAGGGCAAGATAAACATCAAAGATGTAGTCAAGTTTGCACGTCTGGATGGAGAATACCAGGAATTTGATATAAATATCAATAAGGTAGCATTCTACTATTATCCTCGTAACGTTTCTCTTCTATATAGCTTGCAGGGAGATATAGATGAGCTGAAAAAGTGGAAAGATGTTATCAAGTCCATAGATGTCTTCATCACGCCACCGGTCACAAATGTAGATACATCCCAGAAAATCACCTCACTCGCAATATATAGCCCAAACTATGGACTAGGTGTAAATGGTAGAGTTGATCAATACACGTACTTCAATACAGAGGACAGGGTGGGATATGTACGAGTTAAGTTCCCAGCCATTTCCTATGATGTGTACAAAAATAAATTATCAAATACATCAACTTTCTACAAGGTATGTTCCATGAATGTCGAAGATTTAAAAAGCTGCTCCAGCAAAGTACTACCAGTAGATAAGCAAGCTATCTACGAAATCTCCTTGCAGGAACAAATGAAAGATGATTACAAGTCACACAACAGCCTCTTTGCATCAGGCAGCTATGTTTATAACCATCGTCTCAATCTTTATGGAATCCACGAACAGCTATTCTCAGGCTTCAATCGTAGAGTAATGTTCCCTAATGCCTCCATATTGAAGAAAGAGGAAGGAGTTACCTATCATTATCTTTTCCACAAAATAGTCACCGTGCTCAACACATCGTCAGGAACCAAATACGTAGAAGCCACATGTAGCGAAAGCGATAAGAATGTAGATGCCTATATGCTTGCCAATTTGGTTAAGTTCTACCCAGATACCAGAGCCATAAAGATGGTAATATTCGCATTAAGGCTGGAGACACATGAAGAAGTCATCTTCTCCTTCCCACTTACACCATGCTCCGAATTAAATGGATCTATGCATATGGGAGATTTCTCAATATCAGCAGAGGAGTTCATCGTCTCCTCTTTCGCATATACAGAAGATACGATGGTAGAGCTGAATAGCAAGCTTTACACCTCCGAGGCTGATAACGCCTTCTACTTCCCGGTTACTGCCATCAATACGGTAGGTATCGGAACCATCCAGGGCATAGCCGCCACCACTCGCGCCCTCTCGCAGGGTCAGTTCGGCCAATACCCTCTCATGGCATTCTCTACCGATGGTATCTGGGCGATGGACGTATCTGCACAGGGCACATACAGCAGCATCCATCCTATCAGCCGTGATGTCTGCTCCAATCCGCTATCCATCACACAGCTCGATCAGTCCGTCTTCTTCGTCACCAATCGTTCTGCCAACAGGGTAGCCGAATCGCAGATAGCTTCCATGTCCGATGTGCTTGATGGTCCCTTCTTCAATATCGTCAGTCACATGGGCAAGTTCTTCAACTACTTCCTGGATGCTAGCAGTGATTCCGAAGAAACAAAGCTCATCAAATCCCAGATGCGACAGCTCATAGACTTCTCAGAGTCACCTATCGACTTCTTCCAGCGTTGTCAGGTCATCTACGACTACAAGAACTCACGCATCTTCTGCCTCGATGTCAGCAACAATACCAAGTCTGCCTCAGCTGATACCGTAGCCCTCTGCTATTCCATCCGGGATCAGGCATGGAGTACCCTGCTCATCAAGAACGTGCTCACGGCCCTCAATTCCTACCCTCACCCCTACATCCAGTTTCGTGATGGTAGCGTCATCTGTCTCGATAAGGGCTATGATTACAGCGATGATACCCAGTACCACGGCATCATCGTCACTCGCACCTTGAAGTTCGATGAAGATGGAGTCCCCGACAGCATTACCGGCTATCTCCACTCCCTCACCACCGATTCCGTTCCAATTATGTGGCTCTACGGCAGCCACGACAATCAGAATTGGCATTATCTAGGTCGTTGTGGAGATATGAAGTCCAGCTACATGGTCAGCAAGAGCTACCGCTATTTCCGCATAGCCCTCTACCTGAAAATGAAGACCATGTCCCAGTACTTCGCCACTCGCCTGGAGGTCATCCGCCGCTTCGGCAAGTTCTAAAAAGCGGAAAAGCGCCCCCAAGTCCCCCTCCTAGCCACCGTTCCGGGGCTTTCCAAGCCCCGTCCTTCCAAGCGGAAAAGAGCCTTCGCCTCCAGGGTCCACCCCTGTTCAGCGAAGGCTCATCCATAAACACCTAAAAGAAAAAGAATCTCAAAAGAAAGAAGAAGAATCCCCTTCCTAAGTCCAGCTAGGCTTTCTCTTAGTATAGTTATCCCTGCTGGTCAGGTCGGTCATCACGTTTTTATAGTCAGCGCTAGCCTTCTTTTCATATTCAGCAGCCTTATCCCCATACTGGTCAGCCAGAAACTGCCCCATCACATAGTCCACGATATACTTATGCATGTGGCTTTTCAGCGGATCAGTCATAGCGATGTTCCAGTTCGGAATCTCGAGCAGGAAGTTCACCTTCTCATATTCCAGATCAGCCCTCTCCTTGCCCCTCTCATAAACAATACGAGTTTCATCATTCTGATTGCCATCCTTGGTAATGGTAACAATCTCCGTCCAAGTACCATCCCCATTATCGGCATAGCTATACTCCTTGATTCCGGCTACAAGTCGCTCCAGGCTGTTGTTGTCCTCAGTTCTACCAGTAGTCAGGTATCTCTGGGCAGCCACCTTCAAGTTACCGATGGCCTCAGTTACGGAACGGTTGATGATACTCCGTGTTTCAGGCGCATCAGGACTTTGGATAGATGCCTTAATCTCCTGCTGAGCCTCATCCATCAGGTTCTGGCTGATCACGAAACATTTTACGAGTACGTCATTGCAGACCTGCCCCATATCAAACTCTAGCGAAATTTTCTTAATATCCATATCTTCAACAATTTATAAATGAAACATTATCTCAATTCAAAAGGAGGTCTTCCACCGCTCCAATCCACTCTCTCATGGCAGAAATGCTGTCTGGCATTATCCTCGCGTCTGGAACCAGCCTCAGCCACCCCGATGCCTTCCTTCTCCTCAGCATCTTCCTTGCGTACAGCCGTCTGCACCTCGTTTACTGCCATCTGAGTATCATCAGAAGCCCTGTCTCCCGGAACCAGGTTTCCATCCGCCACCTTATTCTCCGTATCAGTAGCCCTGTTAGCAACCACAGCACTGCCAACTCCATCCTTGGCAACAGAATCCTTATGCCGGGCAATCTCTTCAAAGAGAAATTCCCTTTTCAGCAGCAGCTCCTTGATGGTGCCAAGATCACTTGCTCCCATACCGGCATAGTCAGCAGTCTTAATATCCGGGAAATCACCCAGCCACCCTGCCATAACGGCATGCACCAGATAATTCTGTATCTGATTGCTCAACAGACCGCTCAACTTAGGTGGCCAGAAGTCCTGAACCTTCAATTGTAGCATCAGGTTCCCTGCCAATGCCTGCAAATCAAACTGAGTACTGGTTGCCGACAGCCATTTCGTCAGTTCGTTTTCCAGGTCATTCACTGCCTCCCGATAATGAATATCCAGCTTACCCTCCTCGCTATCGCTAGCCCAGATTGTCTGAAAATCCACCTCCGGGTTATGCTGCGCGATGGTAGCAGTAAGACCTTCCACCACTCCCATCACGCTTTTCTTGATGATGTTAATTATAATTGTTTTCATTCGCAAATTTCTTTCTGTGCCATAGCCATACGGCCAAGCCTATGATTACTAATATCAGAGCAATGATAGCACCCATGGCAAATTTCCCCAAAGTCATATACCTTTGCTCATTCTTCGTCAGTTCCCTGCTCAGCACCTGTATAGAGTCCTGCTTCAACCGGATAAGTGAATCCTTCTGCAGGATAAGAGATTGCTGCCTATCCACCATTTTATTCACCACATAGAGAGAATCCTGCAGCCTAGTCACCTCCCTCGACTCCTTGTTGGTAATCACCTCATGCCAGCTTTCCGTCTTGATAGGCTTCCCAGCAGCATTCACCATGGTCGAAGTACTGTCCTTGGTATGTGTTGTTTCCCTAAAGGAACTCTCCTTCTCCTGCTTCCTCACTTGCGCCATCTGCTCAAAGGCAGCCACAAACCGCTCCTGCCAAGTCTGATCCAATCCCTTGCTCACGCTGGTGTCAGTAATATAATGGTCCTGCGTCACGGTCTTCGTCCTGCAGCTCGTCAGAAACAGCGTCAGGAAGAACGCCATCCATACAAACAGATACAATATCCAATGTCTTGTTTTCATACGCCATTCAGTTTTATAAGGCCTTCATAGCCCTGGCAAGGAACATCTTTCTGCTCGCCAGCCCATTCGTGCCTCCGTTTATCTTTTTAGTAATACTCACCACCTTATCCGCATCAGCCAGCTCATTCAGCCCATGCGTCTCCCAGAACCACATCGTTACATCCACGCAAAGCTCCGGCATCTCTAGCAGTTCCGGCTTCTCCAATACCGGCTGCATACTGTAAGACTGATATTTCGAGTAGTTGCTTCGCCCGGTCAACTGGATGAATCCCCTGCCCTTATATTTTGCACCATCGCCCTTATGCGTATTACCCAGCATCTTGCCCAGCTCACCCTTCTCATACTTCAAGAAATAAGAGTCCTTGCCAAGCTCATGAGTATAGATAAGTTCGCCACTCTCATGCGCAATCTGGGCGAGAAAATGCGCCCACCTCAACTTCGTATCAATGTGATACTTCTTAGCCAGCTCGTTGAAATAAGGCAGATACTTATCCACCCTCTTCTTTGCATTCGGCATGATAGCCAGAATCTGCTCCTTAGTTATTTGCTCCATTTTCATCATTCTGTTTGTTTTTATATTCCTGATAACTTTTAAAATAAGGCAAGTCCTCAATAAACTTTGCCGAAAGAATGTAATACAGGAAGTCCACCAGCTTATACCAGGTAGTTCCCTTCTTCAAGATGCTCCTCCAGTTCTTCAAGATATTCGTCCCGAAGAAATAGGTCGTAGCCCAGCATACATACTGCACCGCACTCACCGATTTGTCCTCACAGTGCAGCCACCGGCCCAGAATAAAGATACTCACCACGATCACAAAGAAGATAGCCGCCATCACAAAGCACATGCCAGCCTTCTTCCAGTCCCATTTCTCACCGTTAAACCTTGCAGCCACCAGCCCGAATACAAAGTTCAGCCATAGCAGAAGCAACATGGCATAGATAAAATCCATAATCGGGCTGAGCATAGCAAGCACCGCCCCCACTGCCATCACAACATAACCTCTAATATCATTCATGTTTAATTCGTTTAGCGCCCCACAACATTATGAAGACACTGCAAATTTAACCCATCCTCCCCAAACCATATTGATAAATAGCGGAATCTGAACGAAAAAAGAGAATACAAGCCCCAAATATAGCCTGCATTCTCTTCTTCTGATAGTTTTCTTTTATATATCTTAGGTATTATGGAATTTCCCACAAAGTTAACATTAGTGATTGAAGTACCCCCATGCCTTGCACTTGCCATAAGGGTTATCATCATCCCTCAGCCAGTTCACGGCAAGATCCACCATTCTGTCCATCATCTGCTCCTCGCTGTCCTCCGGGAACCATTTCTTCATCAGATTATAGTTGTCCGAGTAGATCATGTTCAGCACCACGGCAAAATCCCATTGGTTATATGGTCGAATCTCGTCCTTCACCGTCTCATAGATCTCCTGAGTCTTGGCTGCGGTATAGTAAGGAGCACGATGCTCTACATCATTATGGTCTTCAAATACCAACTTCCTGATCTGAGCCTCAGCAAAGAAGTCGTTGAAATGACCGTTACCCACTACCCCATAAATCTCCTTATACAGTTTCAGGAGATCATCTTCTTCGGCATGCATCGCCACAAACTTGCCGATGATCTTGGTTACCTGCGCCATCTGTTCCGGTGTGGCATCACTCTGATATTTTGTGATAAGTTCTACTAGGTTCATATCATTCTTGTTTTTGTGATTTAACGAATTTGAAAATCTCATCCAGCTTGCTTTCCATCTGGTTGAGTCTTTCGTTTGTTTTCTGCTGGTCACGAAACGTTGTGTCCAGTTCTGAGAGAAGATAATCACAGTCCTTTACGGTCTGCTCGAAGTCCGGCATCTTATTGATGATGTCGTTGGCTTGGTTCTTCAATGCGTTCACCTCGTTGATGATACTCTCCTTGCTACAGGATATTACAAGGGTGTCGCTGTATGCTGTTTGCTCAGTATCAACTACCGAATAGGTTGACTGCTTTCCGTCTTCCGTCTGAATATTCACCTTCACGTTCATGGTGCCAAAGTTTGGCATGCCAGGCATCTGTGGCATCATGTTGGGCTTGCTACCACTAATATCAGGGCTTGGAGCATTCATCACTTTACCCTGCTTGAATTTTCTCGTTGCCCGGTCAAACAAAAAAACCGGGAAACCTGCCTTTAAATCTTTAAATATCATAATCGTATCGTTTTAAATTGATAATGCGAGGGAAACGATGGCTTACACACCATCCACCATTTCCCTCTATAATGATACTAAGCTGTAGTCAATGCTACGGTCAGACTGTCAAATATGCTCAGGCCTCTAGCCTTTCCGCATACCACATCGTTAGCCTTTTGCGTTCTGCCCACACTGGCGATAGTTACAGCCGTTGGCAGTGCTGTCTGCCCTTGGAAGGCTGCTACCCATCTTTCCGTGTAAATCAAAGGCTGCGCTCTCATCACGTTTCTGTTGCCTATTACAGGCGAAATGATGGAGATTGTCGCCACGATAGGCACAAACACCGTTGTGCCATTCAGGATAGGCTGCTCATAACTGTAGGTTATGCTTGTCTGCGGCTGCACGCTGCCATTCACGCAATAAGGTCTGCAAAGCTTCTCATTGTAAGTAGCTAAGACTGAAACTTGGTTGGCTACCAATGTTGTAGTAGCCAAGCCTACTGGAGAAATCTTGTTCATACCACTACGCTTCTGTTTCATTCTTTACTCTTTTACTGATAGCCACCTGCTACACCTGCGCCACATCCGCAACCGCCATTCATCAGATTGGCTAAGTAGATGTTCTGCTGCAACTGAGAGTTCTTAAACTTCAAGTCCTGAATCTCGTTGGCTTGCTCCTGGCTCCAATGGCCTGTCAAGGTATCGATGATACGCTGGGTGTTGTTCTCACCTGCACGGATGATGTCACACTTGTCTTGCTGCATCTGGAAACCGAGGTTAGAAGCAGCTCTTTCTATACCAGTGTTGGTATAGCTAAAGCCCTGCTGCATCTGGTTAACGATGTCCTTCTGGCCAAGCTGGTTATCGTAACCCATCTTGATGATGTTCTGCTGAGTCTGGCAGCAGCAATCCTTCAACGCTATTGTCATCTGCAAGTTACCCTGCGAGATAGCGTTAATCACTCGCTCTGCCGAGAATCCAACCTGACCACCAAGCTGCTGGATGCCAGCCTGGATACCACAGATAGAGTTCTGCAAGGCGTTGAAGTCACAGTTCAGATTGCTTGCCAACATCTTAAGGTCGTTACCGTTACCCTGGATAGCACCCATCAGCAAGTTGCTGTTCTGGTTGTCTGCCATCTGGTTGCGCAAGCTCTCGATTTGACCCTGAATCTCCGCACGCTGCATGTCTGCGCCATTGTCACGATTGTTCCAGTCTGCACCATACATATAGCGCATCATGCCCATCATCATCATGTAGGCGAACGGATTGTTCCACATGTCATCATCGTCACGGTTACGCATCATAGCCGCCATTGCCAAAGGATTGTTGTCACGATTTGCCATCGCTCCAAGCAAACCACCCATCATTGCATCGTTGCAACAAGAGGTAGTCTTAATTACTTCTTCTGCCATAATTCCTAAAGAAATAAAAGTTGTACATTCTGTTTATACTCACATGTAACCGATTACGCCTGCAAAGATACGAGGAATTGGCAAGTTCTTTGATAACTCTGTCAAACATTCTTTTAGTGGTTGATTTCCAGAGATTTAAGGTGACATAGACCCATATCAAAAAAGAGAAGCCTCGGCAGCTTCTCTTCTTTAATATTAAATTCCCATTATAATTTTTACTATTTTATATACGATAACAAATAATATCACAAGTAGTATGAGTATTTTCAACCATTTAGGATCATCATCCATATATCCTTTCTTCATCATATATACGAAAGTTAAGATATACAGAACCGTTCCTAGCTTTACAAGAAATATCAAAATGTCCATAGCTATTTTCTTTTCAGTCTTTTCTTGATAAACTCTTTAACATCCCATTTCTTGAAGAAATGAGAATGGTCCCCAGCGTTCCCCACGCTCTCCAGCTCCCCATCAGCGATAGCCCTTCTTAGGGTAGATTCGCTGATATGCGCCTCCTTCTTCACCTGCCCGGCAGTCATATAAGGATTCAGCATGAATGGAATCTGTTCACAAAGATTGTCCAGATCGTCATCGGTCATACCGCAAGCCGTAACCTTCTCCCCATTCTTCTGCTGCTCTGCAGCCTTGAAGCAAGCATCGCTCAATGATTTCAATGCCCATCCCAGGGTATCATAATTCAGTATCTTCTTCATAATTCTCTAATTTTCTCTGTTATTCTCCAAAAATCTCTATTATTCTCCAATTATCTCTATTATTCTCCAATTATCTCCGGCATTCTCTATCAGGAGCAAATCTTCCTGCCCACCTTAGTCTTATTGATAATCATATCAGAAAAGGCATAGAGATAAAACATTCCAGTTACTATCATTATGGTATAACAGGAGTCCACCATCTCATTGGTAGTGTACCAGCTCCATTCCACGATATGGGCAGCATTTACACCAAAAAAGTAGAAGAAAGGAATACGATACCACCAGCACAAAAAGAAAAATCTACTTGCCAGAATCGTCACCATCGGCAGAATATAGACCATAAAATAAATAAAGAGATAGCAAGCTAGATTCTCTTCATAAGGAATAAGCATTTCACGAGGATGCTGGCTAAAATCCCAAACTCCATAAGCGTGGAATAACATGAGGCAAACAGGCATATACTTGCAGTACCACCGGAAGAACTTCAAGATTCTCCTGGAATATCTGTTGCCATGCTTCATAAGCATTCCCATCAGTTCAGTAACATCTACGTCCTTTATCAACCGTTGGACTTCGGCTTCTTGTTCTTGTGTCATAAAACCTCCCTTTGTTCGTTGTTGATTACAATTATAGTTCTTAAAGAAAGAATTTGCCGCAAAATTACAACTTTTTGCACAATTTCGTTCATTTTGCGCAATATTTTATAGTTAAACTTTGCTAAAGTGATAATTTGAAAGCAATTATCAACATATATGAACCCATTTTGATCACAGCAAAACCGAAATGTGATCTTAATGAAAAAAAAAGAAGGGGTTTAACGCCCCCTCTTTTTCAAGTTACTCAATTCCTTCCATAAGAAAATGAAAGAAAAGGTAAAGTCTATACCAAAATGTGCAAGAAAACATGCACCAATACTTACTAATGCAAGTTTCATACCTAGATGAAGAGCTTGCTGATTTTGCTTATTATATTTCATTTTCAATAAGAATTAAAATCTTCTACTCAAAGCCGAAAGCAGATTCCTACCTATTTGACTTCTTACAGCTATTTGCCGACAAAACTACAAAAACACGGAATATACTTTTCCGTGTTTCCGTGAGTTTTATGCCAACAGCCATTTTTTTGCGTTAAAAAGTTGTAATTAGAGCATTAACCCTTCAACTTTCCAGGCTTTTTTCTATTCATGGAGCCATCAGTATGCAAAGGTAAAGCTTTTCGGCGGACAATTTACTTTATCCGTTTACTTAGCACAAAAAATGCAACTAGTCCCAAGTTTGAGAAGCTGGTGCAAAAATAATGGTTTTTTCGTTTTTGTGCAAGGGTATAACAGAAACCCTTATAAGTTCTATATCAAAACACTTATCAAATATACATAACGGCAGTTATATTAAGTGAAGCCAATACTATCTATGAAATAAGGTATGATTTTGATCTTAATGGTGAAACTATCGAGATGCAGGAGGGGTGTACCTTGAAGTTTGAAGGTGGAAGTTTAGCAAATGGTACAAGAAAGGAAGTAATACAAATATTATAGCAAAAATATATCAGATATTTTCTAATGTAGTTCTAGAAGGGAAATGGGTTGCCAGTATAAGTTATCCAGAATGGTTTGGTGCTATAGGCGATGGAAAGACAGATGATAGACATTCTATTCAACAAGCATTAAATTCATTCAATTCAATACTTCTTCATCGTAAATATCATATTGAAGGTTCGTTATATATTACAAGTAACAACATTAGTGTCCAATAAAAATTGGACACTAATGAATTTCAAATAATAGTATTATAAGGTAAGAAGAAATATAATTCAAACTAGTGTATGTTAAGTGGACTGTGTTGTTTAAATATTCACCTTACAGTCACATCAAAAAGAGTATATGTTAAAATTAAACATATACTCTTTTCTAGGAGTGCTAAGATTACTGTGTAGCTAAGTAAATGTTATCAAAGGTATTCTAAAATAGTCAAAAAAGTAAGAATTTATGAAATTTCCGTTCCATCACAATTTACCCATTTTGTTCCATTATAAACTAGCAACTTTTCTAATTCTTTGCAATAGATAGTTCTTCCTATATTTAAATTATTTACTTGAGGAAGAGTGTTTAATGACTCAGCACTTTTTTCCCAAGTTCCTTCCAGTACAACATTTGAAAAATTTACATTTCCAACTAAACGTGTATTGTTTCCTATAATTGTACCGTTGCCTATCTTGGAATTAGGTGTTAAATATATAGTAGAATTAGCTGGCATACTGATTTCCAATCCTCCCAAATCTACACTGTTGTAGATAACAACATTGTTTTTAGAGAATTGTTTAGTATTTGTGAGAACTATTGAACCGACCAAAGATGATATACCTTCAGAGAATGTTGATTTTATTTTATACACAAGTGTAGAATCACTAATGTAGTTTTTTGTTTGTTCTCCTACTTTTAATAGTATGCAAGCTCCATCAGATATAAAATCTGATGAAGTATAGTCAATCCCATCTTCACTAGATGCAGTTCTTCCACCTCTAGCCACATAGAACAAAGATGTATTTCTTTTTATAAAAGAACCCTGAGTTAAATTTGAAGTTCTATTTAGAGTAGATAAACATAACAAACCTGTACATTTGCTTTCAAATATATCAAAAATATCATCAACAATAGTACTACTTAAATTCAATCTGTATTCCTTGTTCTTTTGTGTATAAAGTCCATGAGAATAAGCATTATATGAACTATTCAACATAGGGTGATTTATAGAACAGTTACTCTGATTCTTTTCAATATAATCTAATGGATAGTTCTCATTTGTTTTAAGTTTTACCCATCCAAAAACACTTCCTCCATTTAAATTATTATCTTTAACTATATATGCAGAGTCCTCATAAGATATTGCTGTCAAGTCTGGATTTTGACAATACACACATATATAAGTTTTTTTGTTAAACGAATTATTCGTTATACGTAATGATTTTAATTTAATTAACTGAGTTACTGGTCTGTCTAACTGAAAATTAGCTCCGTAACCTTCAATATCATAATCATCATTTTCATCAATAAACACATTATCTGATATTATACGAGTACTATCGTATATATTCTTCAATGAAGATTCACTTACAAATCTTCTATATGCTTTACCATTAGCAGCAAAACTTATACTGGTATTCTTAATTATGTTGTTTTTTATTATAACAGTTCCATTTCCACATATTCGTATATGGGGATTTCTGTTTTCACAATCCTCTTTAGTGGAGCATAGAATATTATTTAATATAGTAGCGGAAAATTTCTGTACAACGTCAAAACCATCTGATACATGACGGATTAATTCATGATGATTTTTAAATTCATTATCTTTAACTTGAAGAAATTCTACGTCATGGTTAAAATAAAAGACTTGTTTAACTTTATTTCGTTCTGCATTGCCCCATTCTTTGTCATAATAGTCGAGTTTTTCTGTATCCATATCAGAAAAATCCACTTGATTTCCGACTACATTTAAATACTTAGTATCAGAAGTTGCTATGAATGATTCATAAGCATAACCTGCCTTATTACATTTTACATCAACGTTCTTTGGTTTAAAACCAAAGGCACTATATTCAGACAAGTCAATAAAGCAACTGTGATGAGAATTTCTAAACGTATTGTAGCTAATTTCTGAATCATAAACAAATGTATTAAAAGGACTACGACACGTGCCAATTTTATTGTTTCTGATTACAGCTCTTCCAAAGAATACCAATACAGCTGTACTTACTCTCCAAAAATCAATTTCATTTCCTTCTATAAGCACATTATTATTATATTTGTGATTATTGATTCCTTCTGCAACTTGTTCTTTAGTTATATCCATACCATGTTTTGAGGCAGTACCCCATGTAGAAGCATACATTGCTTGATGCTCATCGTATATATCTGATTTGAAAGTGTCTGCCAATCCCGTTTTTGGGTAGAAATTAATTCCTTCAGCAGCAAAAACGTAATCAGAACTTTTGATTGTATTATTCGTAAATTTAGCATTTTCATAATCAACAACCACTATGAATCCAGAGCAATATAACTTTGGGTCTAATATATCACTAAGATTTTCAGAATAAATATTTTTGAAACGACATTTATCGATTTCTACATAACGAACATTTTTTGTAAATATGAAGTAATCATCTGTATATACCCCTTTATTGTTTACAACAGGAAAGTTATCAGAATCAAAACTAACGTTGATACTGCCATCAATAACTAAATTTCTTAATACAAAAGAATCACAATTTTGAATATCAAACATACCCAGAGTTCTATTGTTTGATATATTTTTCGTATATAATATGTGGTTACGTCCATCTATATTGATTGACTTTGATATTTTACATTTTTTTGATATTAAGTAATCACAGTCTTTGTCTAAAACAATAGTTCCCAAATCAGGACAGATATTAATAAGATTGATAATATCTATTCTTGAACTTGAATTAGAATACATGGAAGAATGGACATCTATAGAGCAGGAAGTAATTCCATGTTTTATTTCAATATTTTTAAATATACCAACAGAAGCGTCTATATAAGCCTTAGTGCTTGTGATAGAACCATTTGAAAAACTACCTCCATTAAATTTAAGTACACATTCTTCTGGTATAGAAATTTCATTGCCATCTAAGTCAAAATCATACCTAATTTCATAGATAGTATTGGCTTCACTTAACATAATTGCCGTTAAGATGTTCTTCTTAACGCCACCAACGGTTTGGATATTCTTTTCCAGCACCTTGTAGCCCTTGCCGGAAAACTCGGAAGGGTTATATGGACGGTTGCCAAGAACAAGCTGCTTAATCTTGTTCCAAAACGCTACTAAACCTTTGTCTGTAAATATCTTCATTTTCAAAAATCTTTACGTTAATGAATTAATATAATCCTCTGTGATTTCTACCAAGGATGATAGCTTTGCCTTATCAGCATTGATGTAGTCGTTAGTAGAAAGCTGCTTTCCACTAACCTTGTCAACCTTCTTGCCTAGCTCAGTTGTCAATGTTGTAGTCTGTACATAGCCAGACAAATCCATAGATGTGCTAGCCTCACCCAGCATCTCCCACTTGGTTGCATCGTAAGTGCCAGCAATATCACCTGTATAAACATACTCAGCATAGATGTTCTTAGTACCAGTAGTGCTAGCCTTCATCATGTAGATATGTTTCTTGATACCGGATGTAGGAAGTTCCGTGACTACTTCCACAAAGGTGGTATCAATGTTGCCCAACTGAGCCAGTGGTACATTACCATCGCTGTCGAGTGTTGCAACACCATTAGCCTTGCCTTTTTCCGAAGACTTAACAAACATACTCTTGCATTTGTTCCAAAGAGTAGTCAAGCCAATTTTCCCTAAATAATTATAGTCTGTCATAATCTAGAAATTAACGAAAATATACTATTCTTGCTGTTCAAGCAAGTCATTAACCTGCTCTGTAGTAAGATCAGAAGAGATAAATTGATCTAACTTCTTACTAGTATCAGTAACCTTTATATCAATTGCCTTCACACTATCAAGCAAATCGGTATCAGGACAGGAACCCGTTTCATCAGGAACATAAGTACCTGCAATAATACTGTCAATATCATCCTCTGTAATCTCACGAAGACTGCGCAAAATCGGCATTGCGTTCTCCAACACCTCATTATACTCCACCATCTTGTCGAGCAGATCTTGCGGCATACCGGTAGCTGCCCGGATCAAGTCCTTCAATATGGCAATATCAGACTTCTCTGCCTTCTTGGCTATTTCGCGATCCTGCACAGAATCTTTTGCATTAAGCTTCTTAACAGCAGCTTCTAATTCAGAGCGTTCAGTCTTTCTTGCAACCTCAGAAGAGAGTTGTTCAAAATCAGATTGATCAGCCTTTCTTGCAACCTCAGAAGAGAGTTGTTCAAAATCAGATTGATCAGCCTTTCTTGCAACCTCAGAAGAGAGTTGTCGCATACTAGCATTCACAGCCGACTGTTCAGCCTTCTGATTAAGTTTTTTTTCAAGTTCAGAATCCTTCGACTTTAATTCCCTGACTACATTGTTAACCTCAACAGCATTCGCCTTCTTGTTGATTTCCTGCTCTTGCGTAGAAAACTTCCCATTAATCTGTCTGACGATTTCGTTCACAGAATCAACGTTAGCTTTCTTAGCCAACTCACTGGCATTAGCCTTCTTGCCAAGCTCATCTTTCAATGTTTTCTGGCTAACAACCTTAGTCGTGCTATCACCAAGTCCTTGCGAAATCTCCAGCAGGTTCTGCAGAATCCACTGCTTTCCGTTGCTGGAATAAAGGATGCTGATTCCCTGAGGTACAGAAATATTGCCAAAATGGGAATAAGTGCCTGCCTCTTTAGCAAAATAAAACCTCTTTACCAAAGAATCATCAGGTTGTGTAGAAGGAGTTGCCATGCCCATATAGCTAGCGCCTCTCATCAACTTAAGACTAGCTGTAAGATTCGTTATCAGCTCATCCCAGTAGCTATCCCTCTGTGCGTTCACGCACCAGGTTCCCCGATCAGCATTCCAGTAGTGCGCCCAGCCATCTATCTCCACATAGTCGCCAGCCACACCACCATTCGGGAACTTCTGGTTCACCTCATAGATGCTGCCGAACTCACCCTTGTAGTGAGGACTTGTTTTGTCTATATCATTAGCCATATTAATCAAATTTCAGATAATTGTTTAAACTTTTCTGCCAACTCCGCTTCCTTCTTGCTTACCAGGAAGATGGAGATGGCGCGATATACTATCAGCTTCTTTCCCTCCTCCCTCAGTGGCAGAATCAGCTTACCATCCTCCACCTTCTGAAAAGGAATATAAGTGAACAGCTCCACCTCGTGGTCATACACCTTGCCAGTCTCCTCTGCATGATTGGCTTCGTATCGCCCGGCAGTCCAGTACATCAGCACACGCTTACCAGTAGTAGGACTCACCGTAATCATACCCTTCGGCTTCTGAGGCGTTCCCCTCGTCCACCGGCATGCCTGCATCTGCGCCTCCCTGCTGTCCGGTTCCATCAGCGAAGTAAGCGTAGTAGGCCAGCTTTTCAGCCTCAGCGCCACAAGCCTCAGCCAGTCATCAGGAATCACCAGGCTGCCATGCCCATCAGTATATTGCGTCTGGATAGCATCATAGTCCTGTGCTCCCAGAGCATTCAGCGAAACCTGCACCCTCTGTGGCTCCAGCAGTTCCATCGGTGCCTGCAGCAGAATCTGCTGGGCAGCAGCCTCAATGGCCTGCATCATCTGATTATCCGAGTCATCATCAAAGATGTCATTCAGATCATCATGCTTCACCTCATCAATGGCGAGGCGCATAGCCTTCACAAGGTCACTCATCAATGCTTCCATATCGCAAAATATTTAATGTCGTTAAAAATCAATGTCAACACCCAGTTCCTTAGCCTTAGCCTTCACGCTGGCAGGCGATTTCAGCCCCCTGGTGTCAACCTTAAACTCCTTCGCAAGATAGTTCTTAGCCTTCGTGATATTGTCGAAATGAAGCACATTCGGGTTCTTCACCTCATCCATACCACCCATCGGTTTTCCAACCACCTCCTGCTCCGGCTCTTCCGGCTCACTCTTGTCGGTTATTCTCCCCTGCTGTGTCAACGGATGCTTCCTGATAGCCTCAGCCACCTGCTTGTTGTCAGTCATGTAACTGTACACACCAACCCCACAGGCTTCAAACTCCACATTCTTGATCAGTCCGCTAGGCAGAGCCACCGCAAAGATGAACATGCTGTTTGCTACAAATCTATACATATCTTTAGTGTTTATGGTTTTCAGGGATAGCGAGACTTTTGAAGCCTCAACTATCCCATCATTTTATATAGTAGAAAACTATCAGCGATGAATACGATTATGCAGCCTCACGGATCTGCTCGTCAGTAACACCATCTGCGATAAACTTAGGGCGAGACACACGTGCGTGAGCATCTGGGAATGTCAGTACCCAGCAGCTGTACTCCTCCATCACAACACCAGCGGTATTACGAATCAGGAGATCCTTGGCATTAAATTCATTGCGGCTCCATACACCGAACACATACTTATCCAGATAGCGAGCATCGAGACAGAAGGCTCTACCTTCCATACCCCAACTATTGAAGGCATCATGGCGATAAATCAGAATCTTGGTACCCATGCTCTCAAAGGTCTCGAAGTCAAGCTTCCATCCCTGATAGTCCTTCTCGGTCTGAGTAATGATGCGCTTATTACTGCGGAGATTAGCAAATGCCTGATAAATAAGATTATCTACAAAAAGAAGCTTGGTACGGCTCGAATTACCTGCACCCTTCAAGATAGCGGCAATAAACTGCGTCAGCTCCTTCTCGCTGATCACATACTCATATACCTGCTTCTCCACCTCAGTAGTGCCATCAGTTTCAGAATTAGCAACCTTCACCTTCACTTTCACCGGAACAAATTCACCATTGTCGTTCTTGGTCATCTTAGGCTCCCAGTGGCCAATCTGCAGGTCCTTGCCTGCCTCCCAGAAGATACCGCCCATAGTATAGGTAAGACCCACGTCCTTACCGCCATCAGTCATGGTACGGACACCAAACAGTCCGCTTCGCTCCTGACCATAGCGCATATCGTCTATTGCCATTTTTTCCTGTCTCGTGAAGTCCCATTTCACCTGGGTCTGAGACATACGGTTAATAAGAGACTCCTCCACCTGCATGATGAATCGCTGGCAGTACTGGAAGCTCTTGTTTGGCATAGAATAGTAAGAACCTGTCTCTACCTCCTTCTCGCCAGCAGCTCTACCGAGGCGCAACAAGACTGTACCTGCAGGAATATCGTCCGGAATATTACGGTTTCCTCGCTGTTCATTCTTTCCACCATTCAAGGCGTAACAGGTAGGATTATTGTCATCGTCACCCTTGATTACACGGAACTGCAGAGGTTTCAATTTGCTGCGAGTGGTTCCATCATCCTCAAAGCCATAGATGCCATCCACCATGATCACGTCACCGTTGTCAAAAGCGGTCGGATTCTCCACCTTCAAGGTCACGGTACCACCATTGGTTGTTTTCGTCACATTCTCTGTCAACTTCGATAAAATTGGGCGCTGACCGATAGAATAATACTCTATTCGCACAGAATCAACAGGTGTCATCCTCTTCGATGCACGCAGAATCTGGTCAATCGGGCAACTCTCCAGCTTCATCTCTACCACGGTAGGGTTCACATAAGAAACATAGTAGTCGAAGTTACCCATTTTCTCCTGCTGCTCCTGAGAAGCGCCCTGCCACTGAGGACCCTTGCCGCCAACACCCGGACCATCAGTAGGACCAGTAGCACCACCGCCACCTGCACCTGCAGGAATTGCAGGAGGAGTTTCTGCCATAGCATAAGAGCCACCACTAAGAATCATGACGAAAATCGCCATCATAAAACCAAACCATTTCTTAAATTTTCTCATAATCTATACATTTAAATTATTAACTATAAATTCTTAACTATCACTACATGCCGACCATAGAACTGTACACCTGCTCCGTCCGGCTCTTCTCGCGAGGAAGCGAAGCCTCACCGCCACCACCATTGATGTTGATGTCCTTCTTGCCACCTCTGCCAGCGTGCAGCTGCTTCTGCTGATCGATCTTCTCGTTCTTGCCACGCTTGTAGCCTCTATCCTCAGCATCAGCCACAGCCTTGTCGAAGTCCTTGATCTGGAAAAGCCTCAGGAAGTCTGCCTTCTTCAAGCCATATCGGGCAGCTCGCCAGACGAAACCATCATCATCACGATCCTCGCCATCCTCGTTGCGCTTGTAAAGCCACTCTATCAGGTCCTTGATAGCCTCAGGCTTCATCTTCGCCTCCTTCAAGGCTGCATCCAGCTCCGCATCCTCCTCTTTCATGGCCTTGGCAAGCGCCTCCTTACCTTCGGCAAGCTTCTTGCCAGCCTCCAATTTGTCCTTCTCACTTTTCTCCAGGCGTTTCCGAGCCTCAGCATCACCATTGCAGGCATCCACGAAGTCCTTACCCATGGCATCAATCAGATAACCAACAAAGCTAAAGTCGCTGCCATCCTCGTTCTTTTTGGTCAGCATTCCGGTCACAAGACCTGGTGCCTGAGGGTATTCCTGCAGCATCTGGTTGAAACCATCCATCTTTTGCTTATTCTGGTCATAATGGTCGTAATCGGTCGATAATTGGTTATAAACGGCATCTTCATCGTTCATATCCAAGTCAGGATAACGACTCGCTAACCGCTCTCGAAAAGAATCTCTCTTCGATTTAACTACTTGATTATTAGTACTTTTCTCTGCCATATTCAAACATTTTTAATATTTGTGTGCTAAATTAACGAAAATTTCGCATAACTTTTTGATAAATTCAGCAACTCGCTATATTAATTTTGTTTCCGAGATGAAACATGTAAATTCTATATCCCAGTTCAAGATTGATAGAGACCGCGAAATCATACGGCTCTATCAGCAGGCGAAGCGGATGGTCGAATGGCCAACCACTACGGCTAAGATATGCGAATATGTTTCCCAGATGCCCACTCCTTGCTATTATCTCTCCTTCGATGCTGCCTATAGGTATGTCAGCAAGAGGCTAAAGGGGATAATACCAAAATGTGGTAAATACCAGCAGCAGAAAAAAGCACTGCTCGAATCCTTCTATAATGAATATCTGCTGATCTCAGAACATGAGCAATCGCAAGGCAGGCAAAAAAGCGTCTATCTACTCGTAGAAATCGCGCTGGAACGTCCTGCGCCCTGCCTGGGTCTAACGGCAAAATACATACAGGAAATCATTTCGGCTCACGTCCGGACAATCAATTCTCCATTCATCACCAAATAAAATACTCACTCCTATGCGTACATTATATATTACTCTCATCATTCTGATATTGATGGTATTCGCCATACCATTCCATTCTCTCTTGGCAGTTTCGCCAACATCACCCCTCTATTCCCACTTCGTCTATATGTTTGGCCACGCCAATCTGATGCATTGGGCTATCAATGCCTGGTGCCTGCTCATGGTACACCGTCTGTTCCGTCTCCATCGCCTCCTGGCATCATGGCTCGGCTCCGTAGCCCTTTCCTTCATCTACTATCCGTCCCTCCCGGTATTGGGCGTATCAGTCATCATATCGTTCTTCATGGGTTTCTCGTCTCCATGGCTTTACAGGTTCAAGCGCCTGGAGTTTTGGCAGATGATCATCCTCCTGTGCATCGGCTGCCTCCTGCCCCATATAGCCGGCATATACCACCTGATTCTCTTCCTCCTGGGCTTCATCTATGCCAAGGCAGAAAGCTTCCTGCAGCAAGCCAAGAATCTCCATATAAAGTCATAGTAGCAGCAAAAAGAGCAAATCATAAAGTTCAAATCTCAAATCTCAAAGTTCAAAGTAAAAAATGCCAGTAGCAAAATCTTCATTAAAGGTACGACCTGAGCAGCAGATTTCCGACAAGAAGCTAAAAGAGATTCTTGCCGAAGATACGAAGAGATTGAAAAGTCTCTTCGCTACCTATCGTCCCATTACTGGAGAGAACGCCCCAGGCATTCGCTTCGAGTGCCAGATGCCCGATTTCCTCAATGGAAAGAAGCTTTGGCTCCCGGTCGAAATGTTGAAGGAAAAGAAGTTCTGCGCCATCATCAAGTGCGGTTCCATCCAAGCCTTCATCGAGAAGTACATGGCAGACTATGATCCGGAGAAGGCACGTGATGCCATCTTCCGCTATCTCATCCGTCTCCGCTGCAAGCACGATTTCTACTTCTTCGCCTACGCCTATGCTCGAATCAAGAATAAGGATGGTGGTGATGATATACCGTTCCTGCTTCGCAATGCCCAGATTAAGCTCATCAAGGTGTTCGAACGCCTGCGCCTGCACAGCCAGTTCGGTTACATCCGAGTCATCCTATTGAAGTGCCGCCAGTGGGGTGGATCCACCGCTACCGATATTTATATGGCTTGGCTGCAGATCTTCTGGAAGACCAACTGGAACAGCAACATCGTGGGGCACCAGTCTTCATCTGCCACCCAGGTATTCGACATGTACGAGAAGCTCATCAATGCCATCCCTACATGGCTCTTCTATGATATTGGTGTACCGTTCAAGAACGACCCTCGCAAGATCAAGACCTCAGGAACCATTCAGAACATCAAGTATCTCATTCCACGTGATTGCAAGATACAGACTGGTTCCGCCCGAAACCCTGAGTCCTGCCGTTCCGGTGATGCTGCCCTCGCCCATATCACGGAGGAAGCCTTCTTCCCGAACACCACAGAGTGGACCCCGGCAAAGGTTATCAAGGCTGCATCATCATCTATCCAGCCAGACCCTCTTACCTTCATCGTCCGTGAGTCAACACCTAACGGCCGTGAAAATGAGTTCCATGATGCCTGGGTGAAAGCCAAGTCTGTGGATAAGGATGGCAAGCCTATGTCTGCCTACACCCCAGTCTTCGTTGCCTGGTTCGAAATCGAGAAGTATGTGCTCCCATTCGCCTCCGAAGACGAGCGTGCCGACTTCGCCATCTGGCTTTGGAAAAACCGATTCGATGAGCAGGGTCATGGCAAATACTATTGGTGGCTCTACGAAAAGGGTGCATCCTTCGAAGGAATCCACTGGTACATTGAGAAATCGAAGGAATACGAAACCCTTGATGATATGCGTCAGGAGTTCCCATCAGATGATATAGAAGCCTTCCTCTTCTCCGGTACCACAGTCTTTGATCCGTACAAACTCAACATCATGGAAGAAGACTGCAAGGGCATAGAGCCTATTATGGTAGGCGATATAGAAGGCGATTCCTACGATGCTGCCGATCCTGCCTGCATGGAACATATACGCTTTGTAGAGCGTTCCGGTGGCCCTCTCAAAGTCTGGGCTGGTCCCGACAACTCCGAGAACGTCACCCACCGCTACATAGTAGCCTGCGATATTGGTGGCTCTCATAAAACCTCCGACTTCTCAGATATAGTAGTCCTCGACCGCTACGATGAAATCTATGGAGGCGTACCCGAAGTAGTAGCCGAGTGGCATGGCCACTGCGATGCCGACCAGCTGGCGATGCGATGCGCCCAGATAGCTCATTTCTACAATGATGCCTTTCTGGTCATAGAGAACAACACCGCCTACTCGCGCATGAACAATACCGAGGGTAATCAGTCAGAGTTGTTCTTCCCTATCCTCATTCCGCTCTACAAGAACCTCTACAACTCCTCCCACAGCAAGTTGCAGAAGAAGAAGTCCAAGGAATTGAAATGGGGATTCAACACCAACAAGAACACCAAGGTAGCTGTAATCAAGACGATGGCAAGAATCATCCGAGACCAAGGCTACATGGAGCGAGAACCAGCTGCCATAGACGAGTGTACCTACTACCTCTACTATCAGCAGAACGACTGCTACGGAGCCATCGCCGGCAAGCACGATGACCGAGTAATGGCAAGAGCCATAGCCCTCTATGTAGAGAAGGATATGCCAGCCCCGGAAATCCTCCCATTCCGCACCAAGGCCGAGATAGAGCGCGATCGCCTCCGCCACCGCCCTCCATCAGTTCCGGAGTTAGCCGGCATAGGTGGCAGCTAAAAAGCCCCCAGCAGCTCGTTTGCCCCCTCTAGCCCCCCGTTCCGGTCGATTCCATCGGCCGCCCCCATATAGTATTAACAATAAAAAGAAGAAAAAAATGAAAAATTCGTATCAATTTCATCTGCGTCAGTTGCTAGTAAGCATCTACACGCCATTTATCACTCGTATCGAACTCCTCAACGCCACCCGAATGTGGCGAAAAGGCGTAAAAGCCACCCTTGCCAAGTACCAGGAAGGAGGTGCCCCACGTTTCTACATGCTCTACGACCAGTCCCACAAGGATTGGGCCATCATGACCTACGACCCCAACCGCAAGCAGCTCCTTTCCTACCGTCGCCTCGTCCAGCTAGGCAAGTGGAAGGCCACACGCTATTTCCACAATGTAGAAGACATCAAGAAGGAGTCCTACTACTACACCCCATCCAAGTGGGGAGCCATCGGCTGCGATGCCGACAACAAGGTGCGAGAGCAGAAGCTTCGCCATTGGCAGGAATACTACATGTGGCGAGTTTCCATCCCGATGCAGAAACTTCGCGCCTACAAAAAGAAGTACGGCCTCCACTAAATCATTTTTAGTGGAATAAACACAGAGCATAAAACAAAAAGAAGAGGAAACTTCACAGCTTCCTCTTCCCTATAAACAATCTTTTAACCTTTAACTAAAAAATAACCATAATTACATAAACAACTAACTATAAACCTATAAACTAACAATTAACTAATAAAACATTTTAAGTATTTATTTATCAACTAAGAACGATTTCCCATAAATATCTAAGAAGCAGAAGGCAAATCAGCCAGATTATCCAGTCCGCTACCCGAATCCTTCAAGTGTGCAGCACTAGCTCCACTCGCCTGCTGTCCATCCCCTGCCGGCATCTGACCGCTAGCCATCATCTGCGCCTCCATAGCCTCCTTCTGTTCCATTTTCTCCTTCAAATACTTGCGTATTCTGTAGGTTCCAGGGAACTTGCCGTTTGTCAGCATAGTGTAGGCATCAATATCACCATCCTTCTTCAACTGCCAGAGCAGATCCGCAATCTGGTCTCTGATGGTAGCAGAGTAGCTATCCAAGTCCATGGCAACATCCAGGTCCATATCGCGCATGGTTTCCGGATTGAAGTAGGTTCTGTAGTCATCACCCACCAGTTTCACGCTGTCATGCTCTGTACAGAACTCCTGAATCAGATAGATCTTCACCTTTGCCTCCCTCAGCTTGAAGCAGTTAAAGCTTTCAACAAAGTCAGTCACCGAGGTAGAAGCCGATTCCCTCTCCAGCTGATACTGCTTACCGCTGGTATTCCGGTGTACACCCTGCAGCGCTCCCTGCACACCACTACCCTCGCCAGCCATCGTTTTGGCAAAACTGATCATAAATTCCACACCTGCCGGAATGCCTTTATTCATAAGCACCTCTGGTTTCTCTCCGCCCTTACTACTATCCCAGTGATATTCACCATTGGTCTTGTTATAGTTGGCTCTGTTCTCTTCAGGAGAAACCTTGTCACTCACAGAGGCATCATCAATAAGCAGCGTACCCTTCGCACCATTAGCCACCACGAAGTTAATCATCATCATATAATGATTCAGCGTGCGCTGGTTATTCTCAATGCGCATGATGAAGCTCTTCACCTCACCCTGCAGGCAAGGATATGCCAAGAACGAATAGGGCTGAATACTGCATCTGTAGCCATCTCTCAGCACAAAGTATGGAGATTCCCTTGCATCGAGAAGATAGCCGTTAGGAGTCAGATATCGGCGATACCAGAAGGTTTCCACCTGCGGCTCATATTCTATCAGATCCAGTTTCTCAGGATCCACATAGTACATCGGTTCTCCGTTCTCATCCAGCACCGGCACACCGTTTTCATCCATCATCACGTTTGCACGCTTCCGGCTCTCATTCTCGGCATCCAGCTCAGCCTTCACGTTCATCGGCATAAATCCTGCATCACCCTTTGCCCGGTCATGTACCCATAGCGATTGCCTGGATTCCTTGGTCCAAACCTCTATCACCCTGTACTTACCCTGAATGGAAGAATGCAGGAAGTCTTCCAGTCCGGTCAACTGAGCCGAACCGGTAGGCTGATAACCCTGTTCCGGTGAATAGTGCGATTGGGTCTGCAGATAGATCTCGCTCAGCTGGTCAGCCTGCGCCTTGCTGCCATCGGTAAACTGCTCCAAGATGGCTCTCCAGGTTAAATCATGTGCAATACCGAAAATCTCAATATCACTCAGATCCGGCTTGAAGAAAGGAGGTATGGCAAGCTTGAAAATATCCACTTTGTCATTGAAGATACCTTCCCTGCCATCCCTTCTTTCCCAGATAGTCCTCATACCTATCAAGCCATACACACAGAACTCATAGAAGAGTCGCGCATCCATCTCCTGACGGTTATTCAGATTGTCATTCTGCCTCAGATATTCGTTGAAGAAGCTGATATAGTCCTCCTCGTTCGGGTCCACGGCAGAACAGCTGGCGGTTGCCCTCTGCTGACGAACCAAGCCCACAAGAGAGATAAGCTTATCGGAAATCACATCATATTCCAGTATCGGCATACCCTGCATTTCCATATACTGGCGGATAGTAATCTTCCGTCCGTTCCATTCTATCTTCTCCTCCAGCTGTCTGCCCATCACGAAGTCCTGGGCACGCTTCCAGCACTTTCTCAGCTCAGCCATGTTGTCGAAGTAATAGCATAGCCATTGCAAAAGCTTAAGAGTGGATTCGCTCACCCTGAATTTCTGGGTACTCACACCTTCCAGCGAGTTCGGACCAGCCTCAGCATAGTTCGTTATGTCATTTATAACCGTATGATTTGCCATATTCTTTAATTTTTCGCCAAAATTAAGCCTTTTTCGCCTATTCTTTTTGATAAGTTGCGCAACTTATCATACTTTTCTCGCTTTTTTCTTATAATTTTGTCGCAAGATTCATTTAAAAACGTTTTTATTATGAGTAAATCAATCAATGTACACGAAGCCTGCATCATCACGAAGGATGATAAAGGCAATCTCTCTCTTGTCGGGAAGGCGAAGGAAGCCCTCACCTCCTTGCAGAAGAATAAGGTATCTGTTCACGTCCTCCTCTGCGAGAGCAAGAAGGAAGACGTTGAAAAGTTCCTCACCGACAATAATGTTCCTTTTGCCTCCATCATCACGAAGGAGGAAGCCAACGAGGAAAAAGAGGATAAGAAGACCGAGCCGGATGCCACGGTTGTTCCTAGCTCCAAGTTCGTAACGCTCGATGGCGATTGGCAGTGGTGTCTCGATCGCATCGTACAGCGTCTATGGGGCAAAAAAGAAAAGGAAGCCCCCAAAAGCGAACAGGCTAGCATGGACGAAGCCATGAAACGCTACATCCGCTGGGCTAAGCCAGAAAAGCAAAAACAGGGCGATAGCCCTACTGCAGTCAGCTAATTCCGCTCCAACATCTTCAAAATTCAAGAAATTATTTTATTTGGATATAGACTTTACAAAAACTATCAAAGGGACTCGCTGTGAAGCAAGTCCCTTTTTCTTTTCCGGGTTACGAGTAAGCCCTCGATGCTTTTATCATGCCGGGCTACTCCATTCCGTTCAGCGTATTAAGCAGCTCCTTTCTGGTCTTTCTGATCTCCACCATTTTGGCAGCCCCATTCGTACCATCCATCTGCTTCTTGGCCTTATTCATCTTCTTCTTGGCAGCAGAGATAGCCTTTCTAGCCGCAAACAGTCGCTTGTTGGTCTTGCTGTTCTTAAAGGCATTTGCCTTCGCCTTATCAATATCCTTCAAACGCTGATACTCCTGATAAGTCTCCATGGTTCCGTTCCAGGCGTTCTGTATTCTCCAGTCCTCTGTCACATCCTCCGATTTCGCCTTCATCAAGTACTTGTTTTCAGCCTTTTCCATCTCCTTCAAATCATCCTCCCCATTCAGGTAGCTCTGCACCATGTCCAGTGCCTCCTTCTGGGTGAAAGCCTTGTAATCACTCTGCGAGAGGAATTTCTTCATCTTCTGTCGCATCTTCTTCTTTTCCGTAATACTCTTGGCAGCATCAAAACGTTTACTAGCCTCCTGTAAGGAAGTCACTCCATCGCTCATTTCTGCACTCTCCAGTGCCTTCACCGAACCGATGGCAGCCTTAATCTGAGCCTCAGGATCAATACCATTACGCTGGCAGCTCTGATAGGTCATCACCACGCCCTCCATGTCACCGCTAAGGATAAAGTCCTTGAAGTAACTCTGAGCCTTCCATGGAGAGAACCCCTTAGAAGAAGGGAAGAAGAAATCAACGGCCTTGAACTCCTTGTTCTCCTGACTCGGAATCAGGAAAGGTGCCCAGTACAAAGCATCCTTATAAAGCAGTCCGATGGTCTTGCCATACTTGCGCTGAATCTCCTGATCCGCATGGCTGGCTTGGAAATCGCTCAGATAATTAATATCATCCAGCGTCATTCTTACCATAGGGTTAGCCTTACCTATCATTCTCTGAACCATTGGACCAGGGAACTCTAGTTCTCCCTTATGATTGAAAAGGTATTCCGGAACCTCACGGAACTGCTTACCATGTCTCACATACATTTCTGTACCATCTTTATATCTGCCTAAGAAGATCTTGCTCTGCTGGCCAAGGCTGTTGCCTCTCATCAGATAGTCATACCATTTCATACCCTCGTCACCATAAGCAAGTTCATACATGCTTCTATAGTTAGGGTTGGTCTTTCTCATTTCCTCTGCCTTCTTGCGCTCCTTTTCCTCGTCCAGGGCACGGAAAGCAGCATTGATGCCATTGGCAATACCCTCATAGAATACCATGAATCCGATACCATAACAGAGGAGTGCAGAAATCTGTCTGCTTCTTCTGCCTTCATCATTTGGTGTTAATCCGTCTTCTACGGACAAATTTTCAAAATACTTTCTAGAATCATCGGTTGGCCGGGTATTTCTCTGAGAAGCATAAAAGAATGAACGGCTTATTCTATTTAAACTACCGCTTAGAAGATTACTGTAATACTGTTTGAAGTTCTCAAAGGTAGCTTCATTCCATATAGAGCCATATCCGGTTAATGCCAGGAAGTGGCGAGTAGTAGAAGCATTCCAATCTGGCGAAAGCAGAACTCGTCCGGCATAGCGCAAGGTTCGATGGCTGGCACCCAGAATATCCCAGTGCTGACCGCCAAACATATCGTTCACAAACTGTCCGTCTTCATCTAAAGCACGGCTCAGTTCCTCCTCAGTCCATCCCTTCTTCTTGGCACGTTCCTTGGTCTTGTCTGCCCTCATCCGGTAGGTCGCAAGTTTCAGTCCGTCATGAAGGAAATCCCACAAGGCTCTATCCATGCCCTTGTTGATGAGCGAAAGCATCTGCGTTGCCACCTTCAATGGCATAGTAGCCAAAGCCACCGTTCCGGAAATTCCATTTCTGTCCTTCAACTTCTCCTGCACCTTCATCATCGCATCGCGCATATTGTCGAACATGTTCTGCACATCTGCAGCAGCATAGTCATTCGTGGCACCAAACTTCACCAAGTGTGTAGCTGCCTCTTGGAAGTCCTCAGGATTGGCAAAGCATGGCAGCTCATGGTTCTTCATCGTATCTGCAAAGATATACTTCATAAAGTTGGCCATAGCCTTCTTGGGTCCAAACTCCACCATGTTCTGCACCATATAAACCTCCGTCAATGCTCCGGCATGGAAACCGCTAAAGCCCAACTCCAGTTTCTTGGCACTCGAAGCAAGCGTATCAAAAGCCTTCCAGAAAGGAGAAGACTGATAGGTCTCGAATACTACACCGAATCGGTCACCGGCACTCGCCTCACTATAAAGCACCCTCTCCTTGCCAGTGATAGGATTCTTCACCTTCACCTGCTTAGGAGATACATTATATACCCATACAGGACCCACACCTGGAATCTCAAAGTACTGATACTGCTCCAGGTTAAAAGGAGGCGTAGAAGAAAGCAGTGGGTCAGAAGAAACGATTTCTCCGTCCTCATTCCGCTCTATCACGTTCAATCCGCTCAACTCCTGCAGCATCGTCTTGTTAACCCAAGCCTCGATATTGCTTCTGCTGTAGTAAGCCATCATCTTCGTGATGTCGGTAGTCTTAGGCACAAGTCCCACGCTGATACCCTCCATCAGGGTACTGATGGTTCTCGGCTTCTCGTTCGGGCTCTTGGTACGCTGTCTGTTCTCCACATACATCGCATAAGCCTGCTTGTCGCTCTTCTCCTTATCCCAGATATGGTTCACGTAGTCCACATTATAACCGGTGTCCTCCTTCAAGGTGCGGTTATCCTTCAACCAGTCGTAGGTATAGTTATACCAGTCACGGATGGAATCAATGGCAGCCTGCATTTCAGGCGAGATATTCTTGTAATCGATACCTTCCGGCACAATCTGCTGTTTTACCAGTGGCAAAACATGCTCGCTCAGAATATCCGTACCGTCAATAGGAACAAAACCTTCCTCGCCCTGGTGATTGTCGTTGATAACCTGCGCCATCTTGCTGGCCACCTCGCTCACAGCCTGCGGATCATCATAAACCTCCACCTCCTTGCCGTCTCTCAGCTCGGTATGCTTCTTGCCTGTCTCAGCAATCAGGTCTGCCACGTATGGCTGGATAGCCTCTACATCTGCCGGCTGGATATGGATATGGCCCTTGTCAAAAACACCAGTGGCGTTCAGATCGTGCGCCAGGTCACGCAAACGTCTAGGAGCCTCTATTATATAAGGTATAGCCTCAGCCAGCTTCTCAGCCCTGTTCGGCTTGCCTTGGTAGTCAGATAGCAACTTGTCAAAAGCACCGCTGTCAGCCATCTTCTCGATTCTGTTCTTCACATCATTGATGTAGATGGCATCATCCGCACTAGCCTCCTCCATATTCTTTCTACGATGGATAACGGCATGCTTCACGGTCTTGGCAGCACCCTCCTTGCTCACGTCCGTACTGGTCACCTCAGCCAAGTCCTGCATCACCTGCTGTTCCAGGTCATCAGCCTTCGGATTGGTCTCTGCCGGATAAATCTTACCCTCATACAAGTCCAAGTCTGCTTGCTGCTGCTCCAGAAGCTCATGTCTGGCCAACCAGTCCTCATACTTGCGTTTCACCTCCTCCTGCTTTTTCTTTTCGTAGGCAAACATATCAGGCATAGGGTCTTCCTGGTCCTTCATGGCTTCCTTCCATTTCTCATATTCGTGAATACGAGTCATATAGGCACCATCCTCTTCACCTTCCATACGGATAGGCAAACCAGTAGGTTCCTCTCCTACAAGATGGTGTCGCTCACGCCAGTCCTTATTGAGCTGTGCCCATTCCTTCTTGCCAGCCTCATCCTTGTCGATGTCGTAGAACATAGGAGGCTCAGGGTCATTCTCATCCTCACGTGCATTCTTCCACTTCCTCCATTCCTGCACACGCTTCATATACTGTACCATACTCTCACCCTTCTTCTGGCGAGGCTTACCCTTACCAGCGCCATCAGATAGCGCATCCTTGATTTCAGCATTGCTAGCCTGCTTCATCATGGCTTCCTGCTTCTCCTGAGGCATTTTGTCCCAAACGTGCAGAGCCTTGCCTGCCTTCATTAGGTAGTATCTCAAATCCTTGTCATTCAGAAGTCCCGGCACACGAATACCCAGCTTCTTCAATACCTTGATAAGATAATGCTTGATCTTGGTCCACAGAGAAAAGTCCTCAGCAGTCTTAGGACCCTCCTCAGCCAGTCGGGCGATATACTCCTGCGTTCCCACATTCATGCGGTCGTGCTTCTTCCAGTCCGGATCATACTCATTGGCAATCTCCAGAATCTTGCCGCGAGTGCTTGCTGCGACAGAATTATAAACGAAATTAGCGAATTTTCTCACCTCATCTTCGCCCCCTAGCAGCACTTCCATGCCCTCATGGCCTATCTTCTCATGGAAGACGGTTCGCTGGGCATCATTGCCATCCTCACAGTTCGGCAGATATACGTGAACGGTATGAGTCTCAGGGTCGTACCATCCCTTGGCTCCCTGCTCTACCTCTGAGCGATATTCCTCAGGCACATCATCCAAAGAAGAATAAACTGTAGCCTCAGCACCACCCAGCTTGTTGGCTGTATTCACCACCGAATCAGCGATTTTTCGCTGATTTTCGATTGAAATACCCATTTTTTCGCTCTCATCCAAAAGTTTTTTGCCCTTATCGTATGACATTTCAACTTTTTTCAGTAAATTTGTACCCGAAATAGAGTCGTAGGAATGGCTGCCATGGTCTTGTACCTGGGCATCAATAGCTTCCAATGGCTCTATTTTTGTAGATATATCTGTCACCTCATACGAATAAGGCTTGTTCGGCAAAGAACGGTCTTGCATATTTTCCTTCATGGTAATCTTTACACGATAAACCACGCCATCAATATCAACTGCACCATAAACACGATGAATCAACAAATGATTGTCGTAACCATATTCAGGCTTTCTCGCATTTCCCACCTTATTAAAATTAGGATGCGTTTCTGCCTCGATGCCTTCACGTATAACATCAGGCAAGACTTTCAACACTGCATAATGAACATCATCATTATCACTCTGATCTCTAGCTGCCTTGGAAACATATTTGCTCACAACATCTTTATTGATGATAACCTCGCCTTTGTTTCCTGTTTCATCAGAGGTATAGGTACGGCAAATATTACCGATAGCCCAATTCTTAGCCTCCTTATAGTCCTTGAAGCCATGATTAGCATCAGTATGAACAATCTTCACTTCCTTGGTTGCCAAATTTGGCTCAACTCTTCCAAGAGGGTATTTCTCGTAATCGTAAGGCTCACCAAATCTAAAGCGAATATCATTGTTCCTGGAAGAGAACTCACCATTATTCTTGTCAGCAGACTTAATCTGATTGGCATCAAGAGCGCAGTAAGAAATCTTGGTTGGCTCATAGTTATCATCCACCTCTTCCACAAAGATAGCACCATCATACCCCTTTGCCTTAATCTTATCGGCCATACCTTCCTCATCCATGATACCCCAAAGATTATCTTGGGTGTCCATACCTACGGTATAGTCCCAACCTGTTACATCTTCGTAGATTCTATCGTAGTCCTCGCCAGTCAAGTCCATAGGCTTTCTTATATTCAGATAGCAAGGAACAACATTAGCCTTGCCACCACGATGCCTTGCTGCATTGCCAGCGAACTCCTCAGCCAAAGCTCTGTCTGGACTAAAGAAAAATCCCTCAGCCTTCACCTTGTCTTCAAGTCCCATGATGAAACGAACACCCTCTTTCTTCTCGAAGGTGTTGAAGTCTGCACTTCTGCCATGATAAACCACCATTGGCTCACCATTCTCATCCACCACCTTAGAGGCGTTTTCTGGGTCATTTTCCCAATCACCAAACCACTTTTTGAAGTTGGTAGTACGCACAGTAGCCCATTGTTCGGCATCCAACTTACTCTTCTTTCCGTTAGGAGCAAGCATATAAGAGCCTTTTTCCTTGGCATCAGACGCGATTCGTGCCTTTTCTTTTTCGAAAGTCTTCTCCTTATTCAGCCTCTCCAGTTCTTCCGGCTCAGTCACTCGATGAAATCGTACATCTTGCTTGCGAGAATTGAAGCGCTTAGAAGGAGGAATAACGTCACCCTCATCATCATAGGTAACAAGGTCGTTCAACTTTCTGTTGTTCTTGGCATTCTTATATTTATACGCCTTGCCATCATCAAAGCCAAACTCATTTGCGTCATTACCATCCCACCATAGTTGAGTAGCCGGAACTTCGTCTTCAATGATACGATATTTGCCTTCCAGTCGATTATTTCCATGAATATCGGCATATTTCTTAGAAGGAGTAACCCAGTCACCATTACGCAACTTGCCTTCCTTCACTGAAGTAGGAACGGCACGATAAACCTTTACCTTAACATCCTTCTCGCCATTCTTAATGGCATAAATAGCCGTATTGATGGCTTTCACAGATTCCAATCCATGAGGAGTGTTCTGCGAATAACGCTCAGGGTGAGAGAAGTAATCATCCGGCTGAGGAGTGTACCCCAAAGCCATATCCTCCAGGTTTACATCTGAGCCACTGGATTCCCAATCGTCACGTCTCGCCTTGTCGCTTTCATATCCAGGGTTTCCCGGTGCAGCCCATGCACCTACGCCCTGATATGCGCTTTCGGTATCGTCATATCCCTTACGTCTGGCAGCCTCATCAAGCATTTCCCTGGCTGTAGCATCATCACCCTTAGCAAGAGCATCCATATACTGCTTGTCAAGTTGATCATCAGGAATCAAAGAAAGTTCCTCCAAGTGCTTTTTGCGCTTGGCTTCCTCTTCCTCTGCTCTCTTTCTAGCAGCTTCCATAGCATTACGCTCTGCTTCAACCTGCTTTCTTCGTTCCTCAATCATTGCATCAAGGTCGCCAAAATTCTCCTTCAAGGCTTCATTTATAGGTTTGGTGTACTTAACAACATCCTTAAATGAGAAAATGTTACCTTCATTTACCTGCATCAAGTGACGCTTTATATTGGCTCTGGCACGTGCAGCCTCAGCAGTAGAACCCTTCTTAACTGCATTGGCGTACATCGCCACATCTGCCTCATCAACCCCAAATTGCTGAGATACACCCTTTATTTTATCCTCTACAGATAAATTTCCACCATTTTCCTTGGCGGTTTCAGAATTATTGTTTCTAGGCGAAACGTGTACTTCGTTGGCTCCTGCCAAGTCCAAATATTCACCTGTGTCAATTAGGTTAAATACACTGCGAGCTATATCCTTCAAACCATCAGCGTTCGGATTCTCATATACATATTCTGCTACATTAGAATACTTATTGGCCTTGAATTTAGTCTTAGGTGAAGAGTCAACGCGAACCACTATAGAGTAGCCTTTATCTGCCCTACCACCTTTCTTGATAATGCTGAGTGCATTTCCACTATGATCAGAAAGACGGACTGTAGTCTTTCCACCATCATCTGTCTGATATTTGAAGTACTCAGAAACTTGTGTATCTTTTCCATGCGGAGTCATACCCATACCTTCAAACAACTTTTTTGTGAAGTTGCCAGCAGTAATATCGGCATTTTTCCCCATTGAAGTGATAAAGTTTGCTAAATTTCCTAGATAAAAAGTCTTAGTTGGGAATTTTTTATCTATCTTTGCAGATGAAGGAGCAACGCTTTGCACGCCATCAAGATTATCCTTAGATGGGAGGTACCCATTATCATGGGATTCGGCTAAGTTTCCGTTTTCGGATTTGAGAGATTGCTCCTTCTCTTGACGATTCAACTCTGCAATTCGTTTATCGATTCGCTCTGTTGCATCGTCTTTTTCTTTATTCGACAACTTAGCCCCTTCTTTCTTCTCGTTCATCACAGTACGTGGGTCCACGCCATTCGCCAAATCTCTCAACACAAGATTACGAATATCCTCCAAGGTCATTCTCTTAATATCCTCAGGCTTCCACTTCGTAAATGTATCAAGAGTCCAATACCAGAACTTCTTCAACCAATTCTTCAATCGGTTGATGATAGTAAGTTCTTTAGCGGTGTCTAACGGATTCTCCTTAATGGCATCCTTCGCCATCTGTTCCAGGATGGCAGCACCGTCCTCGCCAGTCAGACGAGCAAAAGCCTCATCGCAAATCTCGTCATCGCTCAGATGCATATAGTTAGGATCCTCCTTCAAATCCCTAAACAGTTGAGTCTGCTTAATCAACTCATCGCCATGGGCAATAAGCTCCGGATTCATTTCCTTGGCAGCAGTACGCCAAAGATGCTGGTACTCATGAATAGGAGTATTAGGATTCAGATGCTCCTGATTCAGCACAATCTCCTTGCCATCAGTGTAGCCATAAACCACACCCTTGCCCTTCAAGTACTGCACTCCAGGCTGTACAATAGCCTTCAACTGTCTATCCAAATCCTTATATTTAGCAAACAAGGAATCAAGCTTATCTTGATATTTCTCAATAGCCTTATAATCAAACTCTCTCCAAACATCATCAGGAATATCGTTTTCAGAAGCCAGTCCATGCTCATCCATATACTCCTTCATCAGCTGATTTTGATACTCCTTACGTTCCTGCCCGGTTGACTTATAAGCTTCCTCAGTCTCCTTAATCTGCTTTTTCAACTCATTCTTCTTACTGGTCTGTTCATCAATCTTATATGGGTCAAACTCCGAAGGAAAAGAGCCAGTAAGCCCTGCTACATTGTCCTCAAAACTCTTGTCAAGATTGAAAACCTTGTAGTTTCCCCACATCAACCTATTCAGATAGGTACGTTCCTTTCTTGCCAGCTCCTGCTTCTGATAGTACTCCGGCATCTTATTCGGATTGCTCATATCCACCACGGCATACTGCGCCCATTTGTTTGGTCGCAATTCCTTGGCATAGTTATAAGCATTCTCGGCAGCCTGCTTCTCCTCAGGAGTCTTGATCTTAAATCTCATCTCAGGATGATTCAGAAGAATGGCAAGATTCAGATTATCCTGCGCCTCAGCCACCTTCTCCATATCCTCGTTGCTAACCACCTTCACCGGTATGCCAGCCTTCTTAAGCATAGTAGATACGGCATCATAAGCCACTTTCTGCGCCTCCGTCATATCAGATGGCTTCACCTCCTTCACATCGCGGTGGAAAGGAAGATCATCCATATTCATCTGGGCAAAAGGCAGATTTTCATCCTTCTGCCCACCAGAAAGCGCATCAGAATCCTTCTTAATTATGGCATAGTCCGCAAAAGGCTTAGTTTTGCGGTCACTTGATTGCAACCACTTATCAAAGGCAGCCTTAGGCACAGAAGTAACCTTACCAAGTCCCTTCCAGCCCTTGGAGTAGTTGGCAAGATAAGCCTCTGTAGCAGCCTCCTCAGAAGGATAGCCATACATCACCTTATGCTCATCAAACTCATTAGTTTCTGGGTTCACCTGGTCAACAACATAAACGTTACCATCAAAAGTATCAAGGTCAGCGGCATCATTGATGAACATATCAATATGATCACCATCCACGCCTATCTTACCAAGAATATAGCCATAAGTATCGTGCATGGTCACGCTCCAAGGCTTGCCCTGCTCGTCCTTACCGCTACGAGTTACGCCCTTTGGAGTCTCAACAGTAAAGTCATATCCCCCAAAAGTCAAATGCCCTTTCTTATAATTGCCAGCCTTCTTCTGCGCCTCAGTAGGCTCAGTCTCCGTTTCAGCAATAGCATTTTTCAGTCTGTCCGCAAAAGGGGCATTCTCAATATTCTCAGCACTCTCAATAGCACGAATGGCATCAGTAAGCGGCTTTATGGTCGCACGTTTCACCTTATATAATTCATCCTTCTTCTTAGCCAACTTAGCCTGCGCCAACTGCCCAGAAAGATAATCATGCCCCAAATCACTTGCTATCAGGGCATCTGTCAATTCCTTCTGAGCTTTCTTGACAGCTTTCTTGTCACCGCTCTCAACAGCACTCTTCAAGGCATAAGCAAAAGGAGTAACAGGCTTCAACGCTTGCTTAATAGACTCTTCATAAGCATTAGCATTTTCAACCTTCTTCTTGCGCTCAACTGTACCCTCTCTACGCTCATACTCATCAGCAGTGAAATACTCAAATTCCTCGTCAATACCTTTCAAAACATCACTAACCTCCTTAAACTCCTCATCAGAAAGAGTCTTCAAAAGTTCGTCCATGTCATAAGCAACATCAACTTCCGGCACATCATCAGGATCAACTTCTCCCTGCTCCATCAGGTCCCAGTACTCCTTCTGCTCTTTTGCCAATTCTACAATCTTGTCAAATGCTTCACTATGAGTACCGTTCTCTTTCATTTCCTCCTCCTGGCGCTCAACGTCTCGCATCAGCTGCTCAACATTGGCCACCTTATTATTTAAGGTGTAATTCTTAATGTCTGAGTAGCTTTGAGCACTGCCAATGAGATCAAGGAAAGCACTTCTGATGTCGTGATCCGTATATCCCATTTGCTTAAGATTCATAGGCATGTCATCATACAGACTGTGTACAAACTCCGGAACGGTCTTACCCTCGCCTTTCTTGGCAAGAATCTGCAGCTTCTCGAAGTCCTTTCGTCCCAAACCAGTCTCCTGCTGAATACCATTAGAGAAGGCACCACCCTTCTCCTTGCCCTCATAGTTCAAGGTGAAACGGCCGATATTGTTAGCCACATACTCTTCCAGGGTATTTGGCTCAGTGTCATTGAAGTCGGTTGCGCCTCTCACTTCTTCATAGATGGAATTAAGCTGGTTCATATTACCATTCTTGATGGCATTCTCCACCTTGATGGCACGCTGCTCTGCAGGAGTCATATCCTCCACAGCCTTGGCTCTGGCTTCCATATTTTCCTTACGATAGAGTGTTTTCAGCTTATCAGCCTGTGCCTTCAACTCCTTGGCAGATTCTGTAAGATTAGCCTGTCTAGCCTCCAGCTGGGCTTTGGTCGTGTTCAACTCCTTAATCTGCTCTGGCTCCAGGTCTATCTCTCCATTCACATAGCGATCAAGCACCTTATCAACACCATCAATCTCTCGCTGCACCTCATCCGACTGAATGCGATAGATACGCTTGCGCTCTGAGGCAATAAAGTCACTAGCCTCATCCATAGTAGGATATTGCTTCTTCAATTCCTCATCACTAAACACGGCAACCTCGCGTCCCTCTATAGGAGCAACGTCACCTTCATTCACACCGGCATCAGCAATCTTCTGGGTACGGTCTGCCTTGATAGCCTGAGCCTCCTCAGGAGTCATCACGGCAGAACGAATCTTATTCCAGTTGTCGAAACGAGCCTGTAGGTCTGTTATCTGTCCCTCCATCTGCTTATTAGCCAAAGTTCTGGTCTCAGCATTCTTCGGGTCCAGATCTGCATTAATGGATAGCCATTCCTCATTACTTGCAATATGCTCTCTTAGCTGGTTGATACGCTTCTGCAAAGCCTGCTTCTCGGCAACAATATTAGCAAAAAGAGCCTTGCGGTCATCCCCGGCAGTTTCTTGCAGATACTCTGCTGCCACCTTAGGGTCCGTTTGTGTATCAGAATAGTCTGGCTGCCCAGAAGCATAACCAAAGATACCCTTCTTATATCGCTCCTGCTTATCAGCCTCAGCATTCTTCATTTCAGCCAATTCACGATCTTCGTCCTCACTATTCAAACGCTCATTAATGGTATTATTGAGTGCATTCGTGCGCCAGGTATCAAACTCCTCCCTAGTAAGTGCAATATTATCCTTACCATCAGTAAGCACAATCTTTCCGTCCTCGCTATATCCGGCAAAGGTCATGTCAATATTCTCATCACCTTCCTCCATGGCAACCGCTACCCGGTCATTCGGTTTCAAACCGCTGCCATCAAACTGGCTGATAAACTGCCGCGCTCTAGCTTCCTTCTGCTGAGCCAAAGAACTCTCGATGTATTCATCAAGAGAAACAGGAGTACCCACCTCTTTAATCTCAGCATCTGATACCTGCTTAATCGTAGGCTGTCCCTGCTCATCAGGCACAACAACAAAGCCTCCACCATATTCGTTAGCCTTCTTCAAGAACACCTGCTTACCACTTGTAAGAGTAGCTGGCACGATATTACCGTCTTCCGTCTGGTATGGCCAAAGCTGTTCCTTCAATGCTTCTCTATAGCCATCATCAGCATGCTGCAGAGCATCAATAGCACCCTTCTTGGCATCCATAGCTTCCACATACTTGCTGATAGCCTCTTTCTGGGCAGGAGTAAGATTACCGGCACGCTGAGCCACAAACTGCTCCATATCTCTGCCTTCATTATACGCCTTGGTCACCAAATCAAACATAGTATCGCTATTAGCAAACGCTCGCTTCAAGCGTCCGGTAGCCAAATCGCTATTATAGTCAATAGCCTTCAAAGTATCGGAATCCCCATTCTTATAAGCCTCCTGACCCATAACAAAAGCATCGGAGGTTGCAACCTCAACAGAAGAGTTTGCATCACTCGGACTTGGTACGGAGTTGGTACGGTCTTGGTACGGAGCAGGTCCTGCTGATACAGGAGGCTCCTGACCACCAGCAGTCCCCTCAACAGAAGAAGTACCTTCTACCGGAGCCGCACCTTCAACAGAAGCTGCACCCTCAACAGGAGCAGCAGGCTTCTCCCCCTCAATACCACTCTGTTCAATCCTCTTCTGCTCATTGCCATGGGCAGTATTATAGAGGTCATCCACCGTCTGCTTCATTTCACGTTTCAGTTCGATAGAATTGTAAAGCTCCTTAAGATAAGACTCCACCAGTGGCGCATACTTCTTATCTTTCGATTCCAAAGCCTTACGGAGAGTACCACGTGCCACACCATGGGAATCCTCAAAGGTATTCACAAATTCTCTCATCACGGAACTGTTCTCCAAGGCAGAATTATAGAAGTGGCGATAAGTATCAACCTGCTTCTGTTCCTCCTCAGTAAGGATGATGCCCTTCTGCTGCTTATCCATGATGTCCTTGATGGCACCAGCATTCTGATGAAGATAAACCGCAGCCTTATCCTCATCCGTCAATTTCTCACCCATATTATATTTCTGGGCTGCCTGATTGTACAAGCCATCAAGGTGCTCCTGGGTAAACTCATTATGGAACTCACCTTCCAGCACAGAAGCCAAGCCAAGAGTCTTCTCATACTCCAGCTTCTTATCAGCCTTCTGAGCCTCATCAAGCGAAGAATACTCCTTTCTCTCAATGATACCGCCATCCTTATTCAAGGTTTCGAGATACGCCTTTCCGCCATTATCCATAGGCTGCACGATGACTGAATCTACTACAGGAGAGAAAGAAGAAGGGCGCTTGCCTTCCACCACAGCCATCATCTTAGCCTTCAACACCTCCGGAACACTCTTGTCGTTCATCAGGTTCATATACTTCTGGGTAAGCTGCCCATCAAGACGCTGGGCGTTCTCACCCTCCACGGCATACTCCTCGATGCCCACCTTCTCAAAGGCATCACGAAGATCCTCATAGCCGAATCGCTTCAACTCGGCAATATCCTGATCCGTGAAGTCATATTTCTTGTTAAACTCCCTCGCGTCCTTGAATCGGGCATACTTGCCCACCATACCCGGCAAACCGATAGCAGTAAGGTTCGCCATACTCTCGAGGAAGCTCTCGGCAGCATCCTTGCCTGTAGGCTTGAAGTTCGGATCCTGCGCCATACGCTCCAGCATCTGATGACCTGTCATAATGCCCGAATCAGCAACCTTGCCACCAATATCAGCCAGAATATTGGTAGCCAAGCCTCTGCCCTTGCCTATCATATTAGCAATAGTATTACCCTGCATGATAACACCTAATGCACTCTGTTTACCTCCCTCTAATAAAGTATCAAGTGCTATTTTCCACCCAGAAGGATTGTAAATCTTGCCATTCTCATCAAACTGACCAGTGCGGTATTTTTCATCAATAGGCTTCGAGATTGCAGACTGACCACCAAAGGTAACAGCACCATGCACGGCTCCGCTCTTCAAAGCCTCGGTCTTGCTCTTGCCGATAAGCAGTTTTGCGGCACGTGCAGCCATCCTGCTCTCCATACCCTTAGCCATCAAGTCACCTGCCAGTCTGCCCTCAGCCTTAGCCAACATACTCTTGGTCAACTTGCCACCTGCTGCTCCCGGCAACCAATAACTCCAGGCATCACCAGCAAAGGTAAGCGCACCACTAGCCACGTTCTCCCAGAAGCCCGGCTGATACTGCTGATTGGCAATATCCTCCAGCCAGTTCTGGTAGTCCGTCTGCATAATCTTGCGAGTAATCTTACCCACAATAGTGTTACCCAAACCAGTCTTCATGATGTACTCAGCACTACCCTTAGGCATCATACCCTTAATCTCCAGTTGGTCGAGTTCATTCTTAACAGTTGCAAGAACCAAGCCATTTATTCTGTCTGGATCCAGTTTGTATTCGCCATATCTATGATACTTTAAAGCTACATTCGTTGCAGCTTCAGCCAATTTAAGTCTGAATTTAGAATCACTTAGCATATTATAATTCATCACCATGAGCCTAGATAAAATCTTCTGAGGGTCTTTCGCCTGGTTAGCCTCATACTGAGCACCAAGTGCTGTACCCAGTCGGAGATTAGCCGGAATATACTGACTTCCTTCCATACCTTCGTTGAATGCCTTGCTACCTTCTTCTTGAGCCTTGTTATACTCTTCCACTACAGATGGATTCACATACTTACTGATAACACTTAAAAGAGCCTCATCAATGTCCTGTTTCATCAGTCTGTCCTGTACATTCTCATCGTGAGCATAGAGACGAGTAGCGATGCCCTCAGCTATGTTGCGGTAGTTCGGACCATATTTGTTCACCAGACTCTGCACCATAGCAGGCTTCAGGAAATGAGCCACATAGTCATCATAACTGATACCCATGCTGTCTGCCTCCTGCTTCAACTTATCCTGCACGCCATGGCTATACCATTGCGCCCCGATACTCTGCTCAGCATCCTGCACCGTATCATCAGGCAAAGAAGATACTACCTGGTTGGTAACGTCCATAGCCGAACGGTTGGCATATCTGCCCAAAGCAGACTTCACTATGCTCACTGCCTCCTCGTTACTATTGGCAGTGCCATCAGCCAACAAGTCAGCAACCATATTCTCAAAGTAATCGCCCTCCTTATCCGGTCTCTGCTTCCAGTTCTCCAGATAGTTGGCAAGTTTGGCATCCATCAACCCCTCATTATTCACCACACTGGTTGGAGTTGTTACAGGAACCTCCTCTTTAGATTCAGGAGAAGCCTCCTTCTGTGCTTGCTGCTGTACCTGCTGATTATTGTCTTGTGGCTGCTGTGTTTGTTGTGGCTGCTTCATATTATCACCAAGAAGCATATTGGCAATCATGCCACCCACTTTCTGCTCTTTACCGACATTTCCGGCATCAACATTAGAAAACATACCGAGTGCTTGGGAAATGATACCAGGCTTCTTTAACTCGCCTCGCTGATACTCATCATTCAGCTGAGCCAAGTCCTTGAAGTTGCCTGGCTTATTGTCAGGTGAATTGAACGCATCAATCACCTCTTGCGGATATTGCGTCTGTTTTATCCCCTTAGAAGAAACACTCTGCCCACTACTCTGAGGAGTTGAAGGCTTTTGAGCAACAGGTGCCTTAGCTGAAAGATATGTTTCTAAAGATTTTTGGTCTTTAAAATTATCATATCCTGCTTCACTTAATGCATTATAAAGTGTAGCTACATTTTTGCTGTCAGAAACATAGTCTCTAAACTCCTGCTCTGTACCAACATCATCATAACCATCATCAATTAACGCTTGATGTAATTTCTTTATATTATCGTCCATATTATAATTTTAAATGTTTACCTTTATTTGTTTTGCCATTATTTGATTTGCTACCAATGCCAATACCAAGACTCTTAGGTGCAAGACCTTGTTCTTCAACATCATCAACAAACATTCTTTGAAGACTTGCATTCCACTGCTTGCCAGTATCTCCATTTTTACCTATGCCATACTTTTCTTCATAAATAGAAGCAAGATTATTGCCTCCCTTCTTTTTCATGTGATTAAAGTATTTGATGAACCTTTTACCATATTCTGCTTGAGAATATTTTGGCGTTGTTCTAATCGTCTTATTAGTTGCAGCATTGTTTCTTGCTGTTGACGAATTATTCACGGCAACATGAGAACGACTATCTGCAGCCCTTGCAGCTGCAGCATCAGCCTGATTGTCCAGCAACTTACCCTTCTTGTCTCTCAGTTGGTTCTCAGTCTCCTTCTTTGATTCATTTAAGTCTGCACCTGTAGAATGCTGTCTTGCTGATTGATAGACTTCCTCAACCTTAGCTGGAGTGAGGGCATCCGTTTGGGTCTTCTGTGATGCACGATATTCAGCCAGTGCCTCATTAGCCTTGGCAGCAGCCTCCGCCTGCAACTGAGCCTGCCTGTCTTGCCGGTCCTTGTAGATATTCAGAAGCATCTGGTCATACCCCTTGGCTCTCAAAGCATCTGTAGCCTCCCTGATCTTGCGCTGACGGTCGGTAAGCTCTTGTGCAGATTCTATCTTCTGCGATGGCGCACCTTGTATAGTACCGATGAAATTGCCAAGATGCATCAGGAAATTGCTCCATTGCTCCATCTTAGCCTGCCTCTCCGCTTTCTTCTTCAAGGCTTCATTGGCAGCTACGGTTTTATCACCATCACCCAGAGTATTGAGCCATGGCATGAACACAGACCAGTTTCCATCACCATTCTTCTGGTAATCTCTCATGATGTCATAAGGCTTCATCTGACGCAAGAGAGGGTTCTGCTCTATCTCGCTGTAAGGCCTGCTCCAGTCTATCTTGATACCCTGGTTAGGCTCCACCTTGGTAACTTCCTCGGTTGGCTGATCAGCAAAAGATTCCTTGCCACCATTCCCAGTAATACCGGTCGTATCTATGGCTGTACCCTTTCCCGATTCTGCTGCAGTGGTCTGAACTGTTGCCGCAACCTCCGGCTTCACCACATGATCATCAGGGAAATCAGTAACAGGAGTAACGGCAGTAGCCGGACGCTTAGGAGTTAAATCATCCAATGTAAATCCCATAACATCCTCCTTTCTTAAATAGGTAACTTACTTGCTGCACCTGCCAGTCCGCTAGTGGCATCCGTGATACCCTGCGCCTTCGAAAGTGCCTTGTCACGCTTGGCTGTAGCGATGTAGTTAGTCATCTGGTCTATCTGCGAATCAGCAGTATTCCACACATTTTCTTTAGTCTGAGCGCCCTGTACGGCAGCCTCCTGCATCATCTTTCCCACCTGCTCTTGAGCAGCCTGCTTGCTCAGCGCCACCGCTTCATCCGTTCCACCACTCACGATATTGGTGTTCCTGGCTGTCTGTGTAGCATTATCCAATACCTTCTGGGCATTGGTCACGGCCACCTGATTCTCCGCTGTCTGCGTAGGATCCTGATAATACAGATTGTCACGGTGATCCTTCACCTGCTGCAATCGGTCTTGATACATCTGGATATACTGATCATATCCTTTGTTTCGCGCTTTAGCAGCCATCAGTCCACCTGCAGCACTAGTCACACCGCCTAAGATTCCGCCTACAGAGCCGGTAAGCCCCTTGGCAATTTTTCCAATAAGTCCCATAAAAATCGATTTTAAATGTTTAAACAGTGTAAAAGTAATGCGTTTTTCGCTAAGGTTTTTGATAAATTGCGCAAGTCGAGCACCTACTTATCCATTTTTTCGCTATATTTGCACCAGAAAACTATCAGTAACATCAAATAATTAGGTAATATGGCAGCACAGAAAGATAATGAATCCAATCAAAAAAGCAAAAGAAAAAAGACCGGTGGACGTAAGGCTGGTACGCCCAACAAGGTCACAAAAAGTGTCAGGGAAAGCCTCCGTGATGCCATTGTAGGCTATCTCAATGGCAGTAACGAGAAGGGATATTCCCTGGAGGCAGACTTGTATGCCATCGATGAGCCAGCCGGTCGCTTGGCGATGGTAGCCAAGTTCCTACCCTATGCAGCACCAAAATTGCAGTCAGTTTCATTCAATAGCGATGAAACTCGCAATCTGTCGGTAGAAGAAACATTCATGAAGCTTGAAAATGATTTCGAGAAGCAGGAAACCACCATCAATATCAAGAATCTCAAAATTGTTAATAATGGCTAAAACGCAAATCGGGCAGCCCTCTCTATATTTTTCGCTACTTTAGAGAAGACTGCCCTCTGTCAGTAAAATGGGTAAAACCGCTAGATTTTAACCCTTATTAGTCTTATATTTAATCGTATTAACCAAATTACTCTATTTAATGTCACGTATTCGCTCAAAGTACTTAGTCTGGTTCTTGGTCACGTTCTTCACCTTAATCTGTATAGTGCAGTTCTTAGGCACGGTATCATTGATATTATCCATCAGTTGCTGGATAATGTCATCTGTATTCCGGTAGCCTTTGCCTTCTACATGACCAACCACTTCACCCATGAAGTAAGCATCAGCACAAAGTTCAAACGTCTCCTCCACCTTTTCAAATACAGGCAGATGATGTTTCTCCAAGCGTTTACTTTTGTCACTTGTAAAAAACACCTTCTCCACGATTTTCTCATTTATCTCCCATATTTTGGAGAAATCAGGTTTCACATATCCCATAGTGACCTTATGCCTATTAACATGATTCAATCCAAATGCCACATCATCAAAACTAACCCCAAGATCATTTTGAGCAATAGTAGCCCATGTATGCCTGAAAGTATAGGTAGAATAAGTTTTATCACCTTTCTTCATTCCAAGATAGGTAAGGCAAATCAAACTAATCTCATGGCTCTGGCTTGATACAAAATTCCTATCATCCTGAAACATCTTATGAAACTTGAAAAGATACTCATCTTTTTCATCACTTAGATATTTTTCAATCGTAGGAATCAACATGTCAGGAACTCTGATTTCTATATAAGCCTTATCTTCCCTTCTTGTTCTCGTCTTAGCACGCTCATAATGCAAAATCCCATCATAATAGGCAGATTTCTTCATTCTATATAGATCAACACCATTAATACCGGCTAAACAAAGTATCAGCTTGCATATATCCTGAGCCATCTTTCTTGATTTCTGTGTCACATTAACAGCAAAAAACTCCCTGCACTCTTCCATAGTTATCGCTTTCTTCTCAGGAGCATCATGCTTTGGAATCTTCACTTTTGCCCAAGGATTCACCTTTATACGTATAATGTCATTATCATAATCATTATATTTAAGAAGACCAGCCTTAAAGATGGTTTTTATTGTGACAGGATAAGTTTCTTTCACTCGTTTGAATTGAGATAAAGAATCTATCCACGACTGTACAAATGCCGTAGTCATTTGAGAGAACAGAATTTTATGACTCCCTGCAAACTTTTCCAGAGCAACCAAAGATGCTTTATTTAATTCTACAGTTCTTGGCTGATGCGTATTAGAAATCTTATCTATATATTCTCTTGCATAATCAGAAAAGCACAGATCATCATTGGAAGATAGAAGAAGGTCCCTAACCTGTTCTACTGTCAAATTAGCAATATCATATCTATTAAGCATCTCTACCCACTTAGTTATTGTCACCATACAAGAGTTGAGAACAAACGGATCCTTTACGTCACGCTTACCAGGAACCACACCCTTACCGGTCACCATCTTGTCTGTTTTGATGTTGATAATTCTACGTTTATGGGTTAAACGTATATAGACTACATAAAGTCCATCTGAACGTTGATGCTGTACTACTACTTTAAATGTTGCCATACCCCCAAAATTCTATAAACCATTTATAAACATTCACCTCTATTTGGCAAGTTAAACACGCCAAATGATGCGTTTTTTATTACAAATAAGCCTCTAATATTTAATATTTTACGCTAACTTTCAATAAATCAAGCCTTTAGCAAAAAGAAGCTAATATTAGTGGTTCACTCAT